TGAAAGGATACGGACTCACCTATTGTGAAGAGGCAAAGTCACGGTCTCTCACTCTCGTCTATAATGATCGCACTCTCCCCCTTCATTTACTAGAAGGGGGAGCTCCACCTCAGTTTGATGTCGACAGCTGTAGGCCTGCCTGCGCGCTGGAGATGCAAACTATCCTCAAAGGGGCTCATCTCAGGGCCCCGATTCGGTAGTAAACACTTGAGAAGGGAGCCGATTCCACTTGCTTCAGAAGCAGGTATTTTCGACTTGGCAACATACGCTCGCACTCTTGGAGCGTGTGTGTCATCGTCCCACCTCTCTACCTGATAAGGCAGAAAGGAGCGACGACCCAAACAAGGTGCAGTCGGTTCGACGATGGGGAAATGGGGAAGTAACTTTCCCACTAACTGTTCGTCGATCCAACGAGTTGTTTTCCACAGTCCTCTCTCATAGAGGAGATTGCGGAGCGCAACAAGAGATTGCACTTCTTCAGCATCGTCACGGGATGAAGGGAAAACACGGCGAACGCGGACAGGAGTTACATCCACGCCGTCGTAATAGTCCCCTCCACAAGACTCTCTGAACTTCCCAGTCCAGAAAGACTTGCTAGCATTAATCTTGAAACCCAAACGGGCCAAGACGCTAGTCACGTGTGGAACACAGTCTACAGGGATAATGATATCATCCCCGTAGACGCGCACTTTACCCACGTAAGACATCACTGTCTTACGGTCCAGTGGGCGCCCTAGCTTCTCTTCTATACCGAGGAATACGGCCGTTGTAAAGACCATACCCTCAATAGGGAAGCAGAGAGCTGAACCCATAGACGCAAACTTATGAAGAGGAGTTAGTTGAATCCCCAACATAGGTATCTCCGCCTTTGTGGACCTAGTTGCAAAGACAGCCTCCCGAAAGGAAGGAAATCCCTGCAGCATGGCCTCTACATGCAGAGTGTGAACACGGTCGCTGGCTTCACTCAGATCGAGTGTTGCCAACGACTCTCCCTGGCTTCCTCGGCAGGCCATTACCCTATTTGGGTGCTGGTCTGTGAATCCGACGAAGTCAGATCCAAGGTTATGGCGGGTGTTACCCTCCACGACCTCAGATTCGAGAGCTTGGACCAATGGCTGGAGAATGGCCTGTTGCATATACTGCACATAGGCTGGCTCCATAGCAATAATCCGAGGTGTTCGCAGCGTTTTAGGTACATGGACAACCCTGACGGGATGTTCATCACCAGGTTCAAGGATTTGGACGTCATCGTAGCGGTTGTAATACCGCCAACTTGGAATCGCATATTCCCCAAAGGGAAAAATTGATTCCATCCGCTCAGACCAAAGCTTCAGATCGAATTTGTGATTTCCACGAACTCGGTCTGCGGTCTGACCCGGACCATGACGAGGCACCAACTCTCCATAATGGCAGAGTCGGTCCATCTCAGTGAAAACATCACTGAAAAGGAGCTGGGAGACACGTTTAAACGCCGAAGCGTCAAACGTGCCATGAGATTCCCAACTGCTCAAATCCTGTTCACATCTGACATAACTCTCGAAAGCGTCCGTTACCCTGTCTTCACTGCAAGGTAACAGAATCTTCGCGAAGGCAGTTGTTAATTGCCTAACCGCGAAAATGGAATCAATCGAGGGTTCTGCTAGAAGGACACCACTAGAAGTGTCGAAAATTTGGCGAAGGAAACCCCCTAGAAATAGAGGGAGACCACAGCTCCTCCGAAAACCGGAGAAACTGCAGTCGTCCACCCGCCCGTTATCCAAACAACTCTCAAAATCCTTCCCGAAGGAAGGCAGAGAGATTGTAAGGAAGGACAGGCCTTCATTTTCGACACGACTCAAGAGCTTTTTGTAGTCTTGAGTAGTGCTAGTGTGACACCAACCCGCTAATTCGTTAGCGAGTTCACGCCAGAGATCAGTCATGCTTTTCATTACACCTCGTTATAGGGGTAGTAATCATGAGCACGAATACTGAATCCACATCCTCCTTTGCAGGAGGGCTACCGCGACCCATGGATATGAATTATCCACGGGGGTAGGTAGTTGCACATTGGGAGTAGAAAGATGATTCCTTTATGAAACCATCTTCTACGAGGACCTCTCAGTCCTCGCCTCCCAGCAGCTGGGTCATCCTCGCCCCAGAGCTCGCCGTCAGATAGGTCAGAAACCCATCCGTGACGAGCTTTGTGGCAGTGACGTCGTACCCCGTAAGGGGCACGTCGACAACGAGGTAGACGGACATGGAAGCCTTCACGTTGACTCCCGCCAAAAGCGGGTCGGCAGCGATCTTGCTATTGTCCAGCCTGATCAAGCGACGCGTCCGTGCCCCGTAAGTATGGGACACGGACAGCTTGGTCAAGCCATCGGCTGCGCCGAACGACCCCGAGTTAGCCCCGAATGAAACACGGGGCATCGAGATCGGTACGGCATTGATTGTGACTGACTGTGGATCGGCAAAAGCCATCGTGCATGTCTCCTTTGTGGGGACATCCAATGGTATGGATGTCATGCGTAGAGTAACCGGATTCTTATCGCCCGGTTACCCGCGGCCCCCGTGGCCATGGGATAATCCCAAAGCTGCGAGGACGGCCTTCTGACTTGCCGAAAGAGACAAATCAGAAATGCCAAATCCATATGGGTTAGCTGGAATGCGCTTTTTGAACTCACGAATGTGAGTCCTCGAGCACGGAGACCAAGGGGGATTCCCCCCGGTTCCCAGGTGATCTACTGTCCTTGTTGAGGTCATTAGATAACCATACTCCAGCACCAAGCCGTTCTGGTGGAGTGCGGAGATGTTATTAACAACATCGCCCGCATTCGTAAACCAGTCGACCGCCCATGTCCATGGCGCGGCATTGTAGATAGCTGCAGGGGTAGGTTTTAACCCCAACAACTTATCTGCGTACTCAGCATAACGCTGAGCTTTGCCGAGCTGACTCTTACTAGCTGGCAAAAGGTATCTAAAAGATCCCTTAAACCATGTGTTGCTAGTCTGAGTGCGTAAATACACGCCGGACACAGCAGTGGAGAGTCCCGGATTACCACCTTGATGTAAAAAGAAGGTGGAAGCTCCGTTACTCGATGTTTCACTGCTGGGAAATGCAAACCCAACTCGGGTAGACTTACCCGAGCCATCCTTCAAGTCCTGCAGTATTTTACTGTGGTTCTTGACGGCATTGGCCAACTTCCTTATATCAGAGATAAGAGGAAGCCAACCAAACTGCGTATTGAGATACTCCGACCCGGCGCCCCGTGCGATTTCTGTACGGTGCTTCCAGGTCTGAACTCCCAATAAGCTTGGAATCCCGTCTTGCATGCTCTCACTTAAAAACGTGACAGCACTAAAGGCAGGATTTGTGGGAATGCTGCGAGATATGGCAGTTGCACCTTTCGGATACAGTGATGCATCCGTAGGTGGAGCTGGGTGAGTTTGATCGCCCGGGCCGCTTGTAATAACGCTGCCCGAACCTTTAAACTTACCACTGACTATCGAGCCCAGATCATATATGAACTGGTCCCGAGTCATCAGCCAGGCACCCCCTATATTTGCCCCGGACCCAAGTAAACTTGGGTATCCAGAGTGATTAAGGGAGTCCGAAATCTCGGTAGTGCCGGCCAATTGAGTTTGGCCGAACTGAACGCCATTGGTAATACCTTTGGCAACAGGACCTGCAATAGACCGACTATGGCGAGTGCCAATGTTAGTCATCGCAGAACACTACTTTCCTGGGATATAGATTAAATGTGAACTGATGTCCACACTAGCATGGCAGGGCGCTTACGGGC